TGAAGACGAGGTTCTCTTCATCGTCGAACTGCGTCGCGTCGTCGAGGTACTTGCTGGCGATCTTGATTCGATCCGAGGGCACCCCGGCGGCCGTGAGGGCCTCCTGGAGAGCCGTCCGCTTGGTGACAGAGCGGGCCTTGGCCCTCTCCTGCTCCCGGCCCGTCCGCTCGGCCTCGTTCGTCTTCTTGAGGTCGGCGATCTCCTTCTGGAGAGAGGCGAGGGCGGGGTCCTTGGCGTCGACCTTCGGGTCGACCTTCTCCTCCTTCGGCGCCTGCCCCTGGGGGAGCTTGGCGAGGAAGTCAGTGAAGCTCTTCTCCAGCTTCGTCTCGAAGGTGCCGAGCCGGGCGGAGATGGCCTTGTTGAGCTGCTCTACGGTGACGTACTTCGGGGCGTCGTCGTTGCCCTGTTCCACTTCGGGCGTGGAGTTGCCCTTCGTCTCTGCCATGACTACCTCCTAGAAGCGCGGGGGAGACGTACCCCCGAGCCCTGTTGCGCCCCCGGTTTGGGTGAGGATGCGGGCGTCTCCTCTGTGCCGTACGACCCCTCATCGTCCCCACCGGGAGGCGGGGGCGGATCTTGGGTATCGGGCGGCATGGTCTGTTGGTCGCTGATCCCCGTGACGATCTCGCTGCGCACGAGAGCCTGGGTTTCGACCGGAAGGTTGGGCGTGAGCCGGAGCGCGGTCTGGATGGCGTACTCCCGGCGCCAGGTAGCGCTCGGGATCGAGAGCTTGCCGATCTGGAGAGCTTCCTGGAGGATCTGCGCCCGATCGTAGACGTCGTAGCGGTCCGCGCCGTGGGGCGTCCACACCACGTCTTCGCCACGAGAGGCAGAAATCAGACAGTAGACCCGGACGGCGAACTCCCGCACGAGGGAGCCGTACGCCCCGAGGATGATGGTCATCGCCCGGTTGTCCTCTTGCTTGGAGAGGCCGCTTCGGTCGAGCGCCTTGGAGGTCGATGAGACGGAGGTCGCCATCATCGAGACCACCCGGTGCATCTCATCCACCAGGGCATCCAGCTCGCGGTCGACCAGCTCGTAGGCGGCCGGGTCGGGGGACGCGAACCCGATGTCGTCGTCCTTCCCGATCGCGATGTACCCGAGGCCGTTGAAGCGGGCGCGGGGATCCTTCCCTCGGTTGGGGTCGCTCTGCGTCTCCGAGACCGCCCCGTCGACCTCCGGGACCTCCGGGCCGAGCTTCACATAGGGGATCGCGACGAGGCTCTTGTTCTCGGCCGCCAAGAGGGCACTACGGCGCTGGTAGTGCTCCTTGGCCAGCGGCCCGATCTTGTTCCCGATCCACAGCCCATTGGGCACGCAGAACTCCAGGATCGGGATCTCGGGGAAGGTCGTGATCCCCTCGCCGACGAGCGGAACGATGTCGTCCGGCTTCGGCGGCCGGTTGGGCTCGTATTCGATGGCGTAGAGCTGCCAGGAAACGACGCCCGTCTCGGGGTCGCGCTGCCACACCTTGAACTCCTCGGTGATGAGGCCCCGAGAGGCGGTGACAGAGGATCGGCGGGTGTACGTCCGCCGGAGGACGACCCACGCGAATTTGCCAAGCTCGAAGTCCACCTTGCCGTAGTCGCCATCGAGGACGAGGCTCCGACGGATCTGCGTGTCGTACTCCCAATCGATCAGCTCGGTGGGGTCGACCTGGAAGACGTAGGCCCGTGTCCGTCCTTCCGCTTGCTCGTCGGCGAGGGAGGCCACCGGGACATCCCCCACGGCCGGGAAGTCGACCGCCAGGAGTCCCCGGCGATGAATGAGGGCCGTTCGGCAGATGTCGAGCACCATCCGCGAGAATGGGGTCTCCCGGAGGTCGCTATCGCGGCTGAACTCGTGCCAGAACCCGTCGAGGTCGTCCGGCATCTCCCCCGGGGTCTGGTCGTCCTCGGCATCCGAGGCCGGGAGGACGCTGACCTCCCGCGTCCCGAGCTGGCTGGTATAGCTATCGACAATCTGCCCGAAGTAGGAGATGTAGGAAGCGATCTTGAGCCGCTCTTGATAGCGGAGATCGGTCTCCCCAACGAGCTTCGGGAGGTAGTCTTTGGCACGGGAGAGGATCGCGTACCCGCCCTCATACAAGTCGGAAAGCTCTTGGATGAGCTTCGGCTGGTAGTCCGGGTGAGTTTGGGAGAGCGTCTTGTACGCGAGCACGTGGTCTCGTAGGGAGTCGATCTAAAAAAGGAATCTCAGGCCGGGGCGAGGTTCGTGAGGTCGTATCGGGTGGTCTGGGGGATCTGGAGAAGCTCGATCGCAGCCCACACGAGGGCATCGAGCCGGTCCGGAGACTTGCCGCTCCACGGAACCCACGTCGTCAGTTGGTCTTCGAGCGCCTGGTGCTTCCCTACGAAGACCACGCCACCCTTCTGCGATCTGGCCGCGATCGGCATCGCCCGCCGGGCCTTGTCGGTCACCGCGGTGACGGCCTTCAAGGTGGCGAGCGACCGGGGCTCGATGAGGCGGAAGATTTCGGCTACGAAGCCCCCCGCGAGGTTGCCTTCGTAGGCGATGCCGCTGGCCTTGTGGTCGACCCTCGCCTGTAGGGCTGTCCGAACCCACTCCTGAAGACGAGGTTCTCTTCATCGTCGAACTGCGTCGCGTCGTCGAGGTACTTGCTGGCGATCTTGATTCGATCCGAGGGCACCCCGGCGGCCGTGAGGGCCTCCTGGAGAGCCGTCCGCTTGGTGAC